CGCAAACGAATAGCATTCAAAAGTTTGCGTTGCAAATTTTCACTTTGCTCTGCATCATATAACTCGTCGATCTGTTCCATTAAACGGATAGCACTGGCAATCACATTGCTGGCACGACTTTCTACAACATAACCACGCTCTTGACGTTTAGCATAGCGTTCGGTGTAGATTCCGTCTAATTCTTCAAAGATGCTACGAGTCTTTTTTTGCATTTTTGTTCCCTTTGCAGTATTTAGCAGTTTTTGCATTTCAATCGATCGATGCAAATATTTATAGTAGCATATTTTCTCGAGTAAATATACCTATTAAGGCATCTTTAGGCAAACATAGGCAAACATGAAAACAGAAATAGAACAGATACAATCATTATTAGAACAATTTAGAAGACCAACTCCAAAAGGTAAAGAATATCAAGACAGACTAGCAGAAGAATTTCAAATCATTCTTGAACAACGGTTCACAGATTACTTTCTCAAAATAAGACTTATACTTGATCTCAACAAAGACATACCGCACATGACCAGAGGTAGTGCTGGTAGCAGTTTGGTCTGCTATCTCATGGGTATAACAGACGTTGATCCAATTGAATGGAACATACCGCTGGCAAGATTTTTGAATCCACACCGAGATGATTTGCCAGATGTTGATATTGACATACCTCATCACAAACAAGAACTAGCTATGCAGAGAATATTCGATCGATGGCCAACACAGAGTGCTAGAATATCAAACTATGTGCTTTATAGAGAAAAATCAGCACGTCGAGAGGCCGCCAAGCGACTAGGTGCAAAAGGCAAACTGCCTGCTGATTTTGAATACAAACAACTTGGCATAGATGAACAAGAAGCACGTCGTATTGAACGTAAACTTATGGGTAAAAAACGTTGTATCAGCAAACACTGTGGTGGTGTGCTGGTGTTTGATAGAGCATTGCCCAAGAGCCTGTTTCGTGGTGACAATCTTATACTACTTGACAAAAACGAAGTAGAAGATTTAGAACATTTAAAAGTGGACATACTCGCAAACAGAGGACTTTCACAACTGTTGGAAATAGATCCACACACAAGACTAGATGCTTATCCAAAACAGGATGAACGTGTTAGCGACTTACTGTGTAGAGGTGATGTGCTTGGTGTTACACAGGGTGAATCACCAACCATGAAAAGACTGTTTCGTGCATTGCAACCAACAGGCGTTGAGGACTGTGTGTTTGCTAGTGCATTGGTACGTCCAGTTGCTATGGAAGGCAGACGTAAAGCCAGTTGGTTCCGTGACTGGAGCGAAAAAGGCATACAAAAGAATGCAATAGTGTATGAAGATGATGCTATACACAAAATAATGAAGTTGATTGGCATATCACCATATGAAGCAGATATGTATCGTCGTGCCTTTGCAAAAAAGAATGAAGAAAAGATGATGCAGTTTATGGCACGGCTTGGTGACCATCCAGACAAACATGACATCTACGAACAAATGCAAAGCCTAAGCGGATTTGGTTTGTGTAGGGCACACGCAGTTAACTTAGGCAGACTTATATGGGCACTAGCATATCACAAGGTATACAATCCAAAAGAGTTTTGGCGTGCTTGTTTGATGCACTGCCAAGGATCATATGCACGTTGGGTATATCGCAACGAAGCCAAACGTGCTGGTTGGGATCTACGCGAACTAGGCTTTGACAATTGGATCACAGAAGACCCTGTTGAAAGTTTCAAACAATATGGAGCATGGAATAGTCCTGGCTTTTTGCCAAACATGGGATTACAGAACCTATTCTTGGACAAGTTTCAATTTGCAGGCATAGTTGCCGCTAGCCGAGTGTTTAAGAGTGATGTAAAAAGTTATATACACTTTATTACACTAGGTGTAGGCGAAGGTAGATATGTAGATTTGGTTGTCGACCGTCCGGTAAAGTATGCACGTCATAGTGTTATAGTTGGCGAAGGACAGATGTGGACCAAAGACAACAGTAACTATCTAAAAGTAAAACGCAAAAATGTACGTGCAATGCCTATTGATCAGTATGCCTAACCTTTTGCTTTGATACCTGCTAACATTTGTTTTAGTTTTGTGCTTTGTACATCAGCAACTATTTTTCCAGGCTCATCTTCTACAGTTGCATCCGCCGCAGGGTCACTTTGTATTGACTTTGCTTTTATTTGATCATAGATACTTGAACTTTGTTTCTTAAACTGTTGATACTCTTCATCGTCTCCTAAGTCACGTATACGCAAACTTTCAATATCAAACTCCAAGTCCACTTTCATGCCAACACCGCTTGAACTTCTAGTTTTCATTGCCTGTATTTGATATCTGCCACGTTCTCGCATAGCACGACTTGTAAATATACCAAACACATTGTCAGCAGTATTGATCTTTGAAATACCACCTGATATGTGTGAATGATCAAACTCTACTTCTTCAACTGCACTACGATTCAACTGTGAAGCAGTAACAAACAGTATGTTCAGTTCTCTTGCTAGGTTACGCAGTTCTTCACTAACATATTTGTCTTTAACAAACAAGTCGTTTGGAGATACTTTTGCACTTACTGGCATCAGCAAGTCCAAATAGTCAATACACATAAAGTCAATGCTTCTACCTTGCTTGATGCTAAGTTCTTTTACAAATGCTCTTATGTCGTTTACGTTGCTCTGTGCAGGCATGTACTTGATTTGCAATGCACCTGACTTTTTGCCCATCATCTTAACTTTCATTTCAACAGTTTCAATGTCTTTGAATAACTGTTTGCTGGGAGTGTTTGTTAACATACTATCAACACGCATAGCAGTCAAGCCTTCACTTAATTCAAGTGTAATATACACTCCACTGAGTCCTGCTTCCATCCAGTTCACTGCTAAGTTTTGCATAAACAAACTTTTACCAGATCCTGAACCTCCTGCAAATATCTGTAGTTCTCCTCTGTTGAATCCACCATATAACAGTTTGTCCAACTTAGGCCAACCTGTTGAATTCTGTCCGTTGTTGTCTTTCAGTGCCGCAAGTCTTGCACGAGGATCCTCAAAATAATCTGTGCCTAAGTCCTTTGTTAAACTTATTTGTACTGCATCCTTAATCAGTTTCTCAACTGGTGAGTACTCACCTTTTTCAAGTAAGTCTGCACTTTTTAGTATTGCACGTTCTAGTTCTGTACGCCTAGTAAATGCTTCAAATTCTCCTAAGAACCAATCTGTGTGTCCACTGTTGAGATCTGGAATCACCAACAGTTCAATACCAGTAACTGCTTTTATCTGTGCTCTATCTGGCAGTGTTTTGTGTTCATTGGCATGATCATAGATAAACTTTGCAGTTTCTCTCAAGTCTCTGTCAAAGTTTTCATCATTGTATATGTTTTGTACTCTTAAGAAACTCTGTGCATCATGCATCATCATTTCTAAGAATAACTTTTGTACGTCATAGTTATAATCAGTCATAAAACTTTCCTATCTTCAAACTTTTTCTCCAGTTTGTGTTTCTTCTTTTATCCATTTCATCAAGTTTTTTGACCCAAGAATTATCTGTTTTGTATGTTTTAAGATGATTAACAATACCACCTAGTTTCTCTATTGGCTTTAATTCTATTATAGCATGTTCGACGCTATCTGTACATAGATCTTTTGGATCAAAATTGTATGCAAACTGCCAATTGAAATCACTTGGATCTCCTTCTCTATTTGTGTTTAAATTGTCTTCAAACCATTTGTATAAAGCAGGCATTTCAAGCACGTTATAACCAGCAACTGTAACATTAAATCCAAACAATACATTGCTAGGCATATTCTGTTTGTACTGTTGTAGATTGTTCTCAACCATGCTCCATTCTCCTGGGTATCGTATATAGTTGAATGCACTACCAATTGCATCAATACTAAAGAATAACCTAACCAGGCGAGCTTTTGACCACAACTCAATTGTTCTTTTGTTCGGGTAAAGTGTGCCATTGGTGTTGTAACTTATAAAGGTATCAGCAAGTTTTCCTGTTTTGAGTAGTCTTTCAAGTACCTGTTGATGTTCTTGGTTTAACAAAGGTTCGCCACCATTGAAGTGCAACTTTTGCAGTTTAGATAAATCTAACTTATCAAGGAACGCATTGTCTGCCCTATGGTATCTTCCAATACTTGCTAACTGTTCTTTTTTAATTTTAAGTTCGACTGCCCAAAGGCTACTCCAGTTAGGAGTACACATTATACACGCACTGTTACATGCCCATGTTGCATTGTGATCAAGACTACTAAGTTCTATCACTGTGTCGTCTGTATCAAAAAATTCAATCATCCTTTGTCGCCTACTGGTTTGTCCTATACTTTCAACATGCCAGCAACTATTACATTCTTTTGGCTTTTTTCCTTGATTAAATTGTTCGCGTAAATCTTGAAGATGACTATTTGTTGTAAAGTTAAAGTCTTTGGTAGGTGTTTTTTCTATAGTTGATTGACAACACGGTCCGACTTTTATATGGTCGTCGTTCCATCGATCTACAAATAGACCTTTATATATTTCTGGACAATAATTATTCATATACTTCTTTGTAACTTTTTACGAGCCATTTCAATTTTTATCTTACTACGTTCTGCACACTGATGTATCTGTTGTAGTGTTTGTGCTACACCAAAACGCACCACTGCATCATTTACATCTTTAACATCTTCAGGCCACTCAGGTATACTAACTTCAAACTTGTGTTCAACAGCGGCATCAATTATACTTAATCCTGCACGGTCCTGATCAGGTACTACTATAATTCTACGTTGCAACTGTTTTAGCAACTGTGCTTGATCTTTGCTTATGGTTTCATGCATACAAGCCAAGCCAGATATACTCAGTGCATCAAATATACCTTCAACAACTATTGCACTGGTCCAGTCAGACTTTTGTAAATCATAACCAAACACATATCCTGGTTGCTGACTGTTTATAAACTTTGGCGTACGATTGTCCAAGTAACGTGATGTATGTCCTACTATCCTGTTCTTGTATGTGTATGGTATAACAATCCTATCTCTTGGTCCTCGTTTTTTATCTACTAGAAACGGATATCCAAATACCATGCCACGTTTCTTTAGGTATTCAACATAGTGAAAGTGCTCTCGATTGTTTTCATCTATGCGTTCAACACCTGTGGGTATTTCTTGTTCTTCAAAGTCAATCTGCTTTTGTTTAATTGTATTACGTTCAGCAGTTAAATCTAATAAACTTTTACGTTTCAGACTTTCTAAGTTGAGTCTTTCAATGTCAGTTGGATCAACACCTAGCCATTCAAGCAACTTACGTGCTTTGTAACCAACACTACGCCCTGCCGTAAAACTTGCAGTAAAGCCACAGTTGAAACAGTGATAACTCCAGTCATCTTCTGCTTGTTTTATACCACCACGCAGACGTCGATCCTGTGACTCGCCTTTGTGTACACAACAAGGTGCATTAAAACTTATCCAACCAGAACTTGTATTTTTCCGCTTCTGTGGAATGTAACTTAATAGATCGATCATTATGCTAGTATATTAGCACAATCTAT